TGGCGGAAAAAGTGATGCAACACTCCTTAAAAAAGGTGATTTAATTGGTAGAGTATTTGTGGTGTTTGATATACCACAGCTAGCCGCCGCATTTCTTAACACTAAAGTCAGTGATATAGCTGGATTAATTAGTAAATCAGGTGATGTAGTTTTAGCGGAAATGATTAGTAGTTATACTAATTTGGAGCAACAGGTAAATGTCCAGGAGTTTATTATTCAATTGGATAATTCGATACAGTGTTATCTTGTAGAAGACGAATATCGTACCAACGTGTTAATGGAGTTGGATCGACGTGATGATCTCCTTGGAATACGTATATCATCTACGGGATCGACCTACACACAAAGTAATTATAATCCGGAAGAAATACCCTTGGCGATCCCCCCGGTTCCCAAGACCCTGGATGAATTAAATGAAGAATCTAATGAGATATATGAATATGTCAAGTTCAAACGACAACTGGCACATATTTGGTTGGACCAAAAAAAACAATATTATCTGATATATACGTTTATAGAACAGATATTGGACGTTTCACAGACAGTTGCCACGGCCACTCCCATTGTCAACGAATTTATACTTTCGGATACACTAATAAATGCCAGCGTGTTTTACAATATCATACCAAATAGAGAAATACTTTTGATGTATTATTTAAAAAACTTAAATTTTTTATCGGTGGCCGGACAAATAAATGACAACTTAATTAGCACGTTCAATATCAAATTGGAAGAAGTCAATCAAAATTTAATAGATAACTTTAATTTATATAGGTACACCAACCAACTATATCTACCGGATACAATACAAATACAATTATCTGAAGATGACTATACGGTAAGTCCCCTTACACTTGATACTTACTCGTTACTAACCGAAATAACATTTTCATTTAACAACGATTACGGTCTCCTCCCCGAAACACAGGATCAATTTTACGATTTTGGTCCCAGTTTCGTTTACATGATAAACTCATATAATACAATAATTAAAATTATCGAAAATTTCGCCAATACAATTCCAACAGTGGTAGCAAAGGCATTCAACTTCGCAGTTACACCATCGACAACGAACATATATACGGACGCCCTAGGATCTACACTCTCCACAAAATTTAATTCTACCATTATAGATCCAAATTTTAAAAGCAATTACTTGTTCAACATTAACGATATTGAACGACCAATTCAAAATAGTTCATTTGTATTTATAGGTTATCAAAATACTAACGACCAGTTACTAACAAATTTGTATATCAATCGTTATTTACAGTTATTGAATAGCAACGCAATCCAAATGTTTGACTATATCCAAAAAAATATGGATACTCTTTACGAAAGTTATCGTAGTGATTTATTTAGTAGAACCAATACTCTCTTTTTGGATAACATACCTCCTCGGTCATCTGTATATAGATATCAAGTGCCTACTACAGGTTTTTTAGATAATAGTAATAAACGAATTAAAAATGTATTCAATACTAATATTTGGTATTTTCACTTCTTTTTGTATCTGGATAGGTTTGACGAGATTAACTTTGCAACGTACATAATTGAACGAAGCCAGTATAACTTATCTGCTAACGCATTGTCATTCCTCACCAATATAATTACCTTGTTAAAACTAAATGTGGAATATTATATGAATGAGATCTCCTACATGATTTATACACAACATCTCCATCTATCAATGTTAGCGATACTATGAAAAATTATGTCCCGATGTCACACAATCAAACCGTAGATGGCGTGGATATCGTGAATAATCTCCTGGCAGTAACATTTATTTCCCACCGAAACCATACACAAACTATTATTGAAATGTTCCAATTTATGTATTACTTTATTGATGCAGTGGACACTACTCGTATAAATAATTATCTGGGTGTCAGTATTTTGTTTGTACTACCGGAAGAACAAGTAACTGTCCGATCGTTGGTCAAGTTGTTCTATTATCAGGTGTTTAAACATTTTATGGATAAATATGATTCGTTAAACTTTGAATCACCTGCCAATTTTTCTACAAATGATTTCGATTCAAATGATACAATATTAATTCAAACGTATGTCAAATATTTTTTAACAGGACGTGTAATTATTCCACCTGCGGCACCAGGAGAATCACAAGTATCTCTGGCTCCCGTTGTGGCACAAATGGAATTTTATTTTTGTGCGGAAATGATGAACCAACGTGAGAGTACCCGATTGTACAATAAATTATTCGATCCAACTGACTTAGCCGATACTGTAGGCAAAACTACTGCCGACATGATTCAACTTGTACGTGATGTCTTTGCAGTCAAAGATGACTTCACCGTAAATCCAACTATTTTTTCTGATTCCGATACTGTCCGCAAATATTGGGATGACATATATCAACATAATATACGTAACGGCAATAATGATCAACTGTATTACTCCACATTTGACATCGATAGATATCGGGGCAACCCGTATGACGATACCGGATATAATTCGCGTCATTTTGACATTGTTGTCCCACCTTTGGCACCTGCCACACCACTTCCTAGTACCGACCCTTATGGTGTACCCACTATTTTCTACGACCATAAACAGGTAATTACCGATTATACACCCCTCCCACCGGTTAATATCGAACAATTACAAGAACATTTACCCGTTTTTTGGACATCAACTAATCGCAATACCGTTAATTCTATTCCTCTCAGTGATAACTTTCAATTGTTTGATGTTGACTATTTTAGAATCAAACATCTCATTTTTTACAACCCAGTTACATTGCCACCTACCGATATTATATTTATTGATGAGTACCAATTTAACCTCCTTCGATTAGTCAAGTTAACCGAACGCCTCAATTCCGAATATCCCACCAAAAATCAATTTCTTACTTTCTGGCTTTATATAACCCTCAGTTACTTGATATCAAATACAGATATATCTGAGGCGTATGACAATTATCAATTTATTTATGACATTGGAACTCCCACACCCACATTATATAACATGTTGGTGTCATATCTGGCAGCTATAACAAATGCATTAATCCAACAATCTACATCATATCCGTTTTCATCCGATTTGGGGGCAGAAATGATAGTGGGTACTCGTGAATTATTCGACAAGTTTAACCAAGGAATACGTGTCGTTATCATCACAGAATCTCAGGCATCACCTTACCTGGTCGACAACTTAATCGCCAACAATGTCTACACATTTAATACCATATTGAATGCACCTGTATCGCCAACCGACAATGTTTCCGATTTAATTAAAATAATTCGTGATAACTTCCTTTCAGAATATTTTTATCATATCAAATATCAACAATCCACATTATCAATTGACAACTTTGGGGACATAAGTGATGTTTTTAACTTCCGGAGTATCAACGTAATAACCAGCCAGATCATTGAACAAATTAATGTCAACGATGTCGATTTAACACCATTGACATCAGCAACTAGTGTGGTTTTTTTGTATCCAGATGTGTATCCTAATGAAACAACCGCAATCATTAATTTGAGAAACCAATTGGACGATTATAGTCAAAATATTTTTGATATCCTTGTGTCTTTTGTGACCCCCAAATCCGTGCCACGTCTTACATTCCGCGATTATTACGATATTATTAACATCAGTTTCACAGCAATCAAACAAATTTACTCATTCATACGTGATGATCCGATTATGTATGGTCACGTTGTCAATGTGTTGAGAATATATCAACCTTTGATGTTGGACAAAATAGTTCTATTTGATCAAATAATCACATATATTTTGGAAATACCTCCCGGACAGTTCATGACTGTCTCCGATGCTGTTGCCATAGCCAGCATTGCTGCCACTTTCGGTATCGATGAGAATGCTTATTTTAATTATATTATCAATGATATATTACCGGAATTTAATTCATTGACATCAACTGCTATCATTAATGGCAGCGAACAACTGGGTCGGGTGGTATTGATAAATCTCACTTTAGGTCCGGACCTGGATTATTTTTTTATACGTTTCGTTTTCGGTGACCCAACCGCCACTTTCCAAGTCACATACTTTAAGACCACAATCATAGAAAAAACTTTTGTCCCTGGCAATCCAGTAGAAGATAATATTTTTAAAATAAATTATAATCTGGTAGATAACGAGAACTATTCTTTCGTATTGACTTTTATAAATTATGCAACTATTAATGGATTGTTACCAACAGAAATATCTAATCCATTGTTCTCGTACGGAAAAAATACGTTGATCAACGACCAGAGTTTTATCACAACACAGTACAACTCTTTCGAACGGGTATCCAATTCTCTAGAATATTTACTAGACTATATTTGGGATTGGACAATGACCGTTTGCAACAAAAATCCTTCTGATCCCGTCAATACCTTTGGTTTTACGAATCGTTTTTCACTGGACGCTAATCAGTTACATCTTAATATTAACCGTCTCATTCAAGATGATATAAATTATTTGGTTGCTGATCGAGAAAAAGCGATCAGTGAAAAAAACCAACGTGACTCCGACATTGCCGATGAGGATAACCGTCTCCAAACTATTCGGTCACAACAAATTAATAACATAATGCAAATGCTGGAAACGGCGACCGACGAAGTACAGATGGCAAGACTGGCGGATGATGCATCCACGTTCACTTACCAGGTTAGCAATGTAGATTACTATTTTGGAAAATTATCAGAAAGAAGTGAAATAATTACATTTATTAAAGATGTTGCAATACGAGGAATTGTTGACGCAAATGATTCCCACAAAAATGCCGAATCTATCAGGAGACAAATGTACGATGTGTTATATCGTAACAAAAAAGCGAAAGTTGCATGGATCAGAAAATTAGCACATTTTGCAGTGAAACATGTCAGTATCAGTATGAATGATGAAATAACTGACATCCATGATTCAAATTGGTTCGAAACATTCCACGAAACCAGCAAACATAATGGATCCGAAAATGGATATCTAAAAATGATAGCCCATCGTGACGATCTTATTGTGTTCAACGATAAAATCAAACAATCATATACTGTCACACTTCCTTTGGTATTTTATTTTAATCGTAATACTATCAATGCGATACCCCTGGTTGCCGGGATCAATACCTCGTATAACATAATGGTCAGTCTGAGATGCTTGGATGATATTTCATACAAAGAACAATTTTCTGATTTTATACTTCCTGGTACCACTGTGGCAACCATCCCCAAAATTACTAATTCATATCTGATGTGTGAATATATTTATTTGTCAACTGAAGAACGAAAAATATTTGTTAGTGGTATGTTAGAATATTTGATCGAAGAAGTACAGATCGATAATGGTTATGGTGTAACTGATAAAAGTACAAAGGCCATGTTCAAGGTAGGATCAGAAAAACGAATTAAAACGGTCATACAAAATGGGATTCAAACTAAAAATACAGAGTACATTTTTCAAAAAGCCATCGACATGGATGAGGATCAACTACGATCATTGGATTTTAGTGTGGACCTACTACCCAGATCCGATATGGTATCAATGAAAATACCGGACCGCACAGGTGTACCTAAAATAAATTTAGTTGAAATACCGTTAGATGTTCGTCCTCGTAATATCAACGGGGAGATAATTGATGGGACATTTGTTCATTCTAAGCGAATAGAATTGGAGTATCATTTCGGGAATCCAATGGAAACATTAACCGTTACTGTCCAACCAGATATTCACATTAGCACCACCGAACGGGATGATCGTTATTACTTCTTCGGAGAAAAACAATGGGACAATTATGGTTTGTATTCCTACTACGACCATTATAACATCGTCCTGGCAAAAGAAACTCACTATTCTTCCATGAAAATACGCCTTAACGATCCATATGATGATGTATACGGTTTCGTTAATTTGCTGTGCCTACTTATCGATAAATATACGGACTATGTTTCCGACGATACACATCAAACCGATCGAACCGATAAATGGATAATTAATAATCTGGAATACTTTGTCGAAACTCTTATGTTCCTCAAAGAATTATTTATCGCGTTCCGTGGAGATATCGTCGATTTTAATAATATTATTCGCTTGAAAGAAAATATTTTTATTTTGAATATTTCATACCCTATTTGGGAAAAAAATATGTTATTGCAAGTAATCAACGATGTGTATACATGTTTGGCAATACCCTCTCCAAGTGAACCGGCCATTATCGACACATATTCTCTTTTAATATCCGACTTTAACATAAACAACTTTTTTATGGAAAGGAATGTGTTCCAATTGGGGATCATGCAATTATTAATTCAAGAAATAACTTCCGGAAATATATTGGTGGATACTGTATTAACATGCATCGACAATGTGTATAACCAATATAATGAAGTTGAAATTAATTTGATTGTGGCCGAAGTGTCCGTATTTTTGGATATTGAGGTATTGACTTATAATTTTGAAACATTTATCAATAATTTCTATAGCATTTATGCACAGGATAACACCCATGTAGAACAGATTTTGTCAATGACGGCAACCGTATTGCAGGCGATAAACACAAGATCTTTTTTGGATGTTGATATATTTAACAACTATACTATTCCCAATGTGTACTACAAAAAAATAATATATCAAATAGTGCCAATTATAGATTCCTCACGAAGTGCCATAGATAATTATTTGGAATTAATACCTGATAATGTTGTAAGAATAGTTTCTGCCAAGACTAATGAAATGTCAAATTATATACTGGATACGGACACAATAGATCTTATTGATTGTCAACTAGCCCTAATACCCCGTCAACAAATTAACCCATTATTAGGCGGCTATCTCACGTTTAATACTAAATCATTATTCCCAAAAAACTATACCAGTATTGGGTTATCTGAAAGACCCGCGTACGAACGATTTTTACATACACCATCCCCAGGTATAAATTTATATTCGTGGAGTTTGAGTCCATTCAGCAATCAACCGATGGGTGCTGCCAATGCAAGTAAAATAGATGAATTTAATGCAATACTCGATGTACATCCATTGATAGGAGATTCATATCCGGCCACAATAAATACTAGTGTGATGAGTGTAAATATTGTTAGATGCATGTCCGGTTTGAGTGGTAAGACGTTTTGGGTTGATCGAGGCTATCATAAATAACGTATGACAAAATATTAATTTACGATGCAGTAAATTAATATTTGGTAACAAGTTCCATCAGAGAGCCAACTTTTCCATGTGCATCTTCCCACGCAATGAACGTATTCACCTCGCGTTCTATACTGTATGAAATTTCGGTCAATATGTCATCGGTATAGTAATCCACTTTGGTGAAGCCAAACCGGCCAACAAACAAGGGTCCTGATTTATCATTTGTATCCGATACAATAAATGTGTAATCTTCAACTACCATAAATTTTACCACAATCGTACTAAGAACAGTAGACAATCCTCGGCGATAATGACTTTTATCGGTGCACATACATTCGATACAGATTACTCGCGGGGATGAATGAACAGATATCCTTACGTAGGACACTATTTTATCTTCCAAAGACATCACTACTATAATGGTATCATTGTCTAATAAAATATTGTTCTTCTCTTGGTGGCACGTAAAATTGTGATGACCCGTAAAGTTTGCATCAACCATCATCCTTAGACCAGCAAAATGTTCTCTCGGAAAGTAAACACTTGCAGTGTAAGGACCGTTGGTTGTGGCATTTATATCACGGGTTATCTTGGCTAGACTTTCTTTTATGTTTGTGCTTGACATAATTAGAATATTATAATAGATTGAATTCACTGGACTTTCCTACTACTTATAATATTCAATTTTTTGTGTTATTCGATCGAAAAACATATAGCTCATTACTATTGATGCTTACACCTAGATATATATATTATCATCACTAATTATTACATGGCAGGTGCTATTATACAATTAGTCGCTTATGGTATCCAAGATATGTACTTAACTAGTGACCCACAAATTACTTTTTTCAAGATGATTTATCGACGTCATACCAATTTCTCTGTCGAGTCAGTTATCCAAAATTTCTCGGAGGCTGCGAACTTTGGAGAATCCGTTACCTGTACATTATCCAGAGTTGGTGATATGGTTGAACAAATGTTTTTGTATGTGGATATACCGTCCGTACAGCCGTTTGTTAATACAATCAATGGGGAAAATGATAGGATCAAGAAATTTGCCTGGGTCCGGGGTCTTGGTTTGGCATTAATTCAAGAAGTTACTGCGGAGATCGGTGGCAAGTTAATCGATAGACAATACGGAGAATGGTTATATATTTGGGCACAGATGACTAGCCATAGTGATAACGGATATTCTAAATTAGTGGGAAATATTCCAGAAATGTATAACTTTTCTAATGGCAAGGCCGGTTATCAACTATATATCCCCCTGGATTTTTGGTTTTGCCGATCTCCTGGTGTGGCCATTCCACTCATCGCATTGGCTTCTTCTGATGTTAAAATAAAAATAAAATTTAGGAAGTTGGAGGAGTGCATCCGAGTGGGTCCTACACATAGTATTGAATTGCTGGATGACGTGGTACCTTTCGAGGAAGGTGATTATATTGAACAAACGATTAATGGCAATATTATCAGGGGATATGTCATCAACTATGATTATTTACAGAAAAAATTGTATTATATTAAGATCCAAAATACAAATGCAAGTAAACAACAATTCACCTCTTTACAGGAAGCATCTTCTTCCGGTATCGTGAACAATACAAGTTATCAAAATAATATCCCATTTAGAATTTATGACAGTATCACACGCGCGTATGTGGTTCCCAAGCCTAATGTATTTGAGGAAGTCGAGAATACCTCTTTTATATTCAAGCCCCGATTTGTTGATTCATATTTGTATGTCAACTATATTTATTTAGATACCGATGAACGGCTGAAATTTGCCAGATCCAATCATGAATACCTAATTGAACAATTACAATTTAACCAAGATGTATCTGTTAGAAGCCCTAATTTGGGACACAATCTGGCGTTAAATCATCCATGTCGCGCACATTATTGGGTCGTACAATTAGATAGTATCGTGGGTGCTGGCACAATTAATGATTTATTTAACTTTTCTACTTCTCCCGTTAGACAACGTGACGGGACTCTCGTTGGCCAGAATTTGGTTACTCGCGCTAATTTATTGTTGAACGGACGACGACGTTTTAATGATCGGGACGGTAAACATTTTAATCTAACCCAACCATATCAAAGTCATTTCCGAGGTCCCGCTATCGGGGTGAACATGTATTCGTTTGCATTACATGCTGATAATTATCAACCTTCTGCTACGTGTAATATGAGCAAAATAGATTATATTCGCATGGATATGCAACTGGATAACACCGTATCCACTCAAAATACCTGCAAAGTCCGATCTTATACTGTCAATTATAATATTTTAAGAATCTTTTTCAATCTCGGAGGACTGGCTTTTGTTTAATTTATTCTATCGTAATTATCGAATAAATTAAAATGTTTGACTTGCTACGTCGTAGCCTTTGCTTTTGTCATCTCCTATCTTCTTCAAAATACTCTTGAACATTATCTGGATCATATCTATGAAATTCGTCGTTTTCCTGTTGACTGCATTTCCCACATCAAATAAATTAGAATATTTCGTCATGGCAGCAGCCACTTGGTCATCCGTAATATCCACATCAAATTTACCATTTGTAAGTCTGTAAAGGGTTAGGCGATCCACCATACGTCCCATACTGTTTTGGTAACTCTCTTCGGCGAGCTTAATTTGGTCAAGCGATTCAGTTATTTTTTTAGTTGAACGGTCTGACAATTTAAGATCACGTCGTCCCATCATATTTTTTGTCCATTCATATAGTTCGTTAAGTGTCCCGTATGCAGATACTCCCGATTTTTTCATAGCCTCCGCCATATCAAATGGCTCCGTACCACCCATTTGTGTCCACATCCCAGTTGTATGTGGCATACTGCTGTTATATGTCTGTATGTTCTTGTTGAAATGTATGCGCATTCCCGGTCTGGCAGCCACCATATTTCCAAGAACTTCTCCAGGTCTGGCACCAGCACTTCCCAATGCAATTTCTTTTTTAATACGACCCAGTTCGCAACTTATATCTTTTATTTGACTCTCTACTGGCCGGTTCATGTGTTGATAAAGGTTGTACGATTTATCTGCTTTTGGCTTATCTTTGTCATCATTCACAATTTTGTGACCAGGTGGTAGAAGTTCATTATTAAGAACGTGATAATTTACGTTGACCCATTCTACTAAAACATGTAGATACGAGAAATGACGTTGTTTTGAAGCATCCAATATGGAAACTAATGCAGCCGAATCCGCGATTGTGGATGTGGCATCAAACGTAATTACACTTTCCAATTCCCCAGCCTTCAATTTTTTCCACCATGAATCAACTGAACACACCATGTAAATCGGAAATCCAAGAGACGACGATTTACGGGTGTCCGTTTCCCGACAGAACCCCAGTTTCTTTAATAATACATATGCCCTAAGTGGATTAATTTTTTTAATGTTTTCGATAAGTGTACCCATTTGTGGATTAATTTTGTCCTTCTCAATGTCTTTAATAAATTTAAGACATTCTTCTAATTTACCATCAATCAAACAATTTTTTAATATGGTATCACATTGCGCTTTGGTGGCATCACTCAAAAATATACAGAAATCGTCTTCATCACCAAAATTTTTTGTTCCATCTTTATTATCAAAATAATATTTATACGTTCCATTATCTTGTCGTTCCGCATTCCAGGCATGTTTCTTCTCTAACCTAATTTGTCTAGGAGTATCGAAATACATGGCATCTGAACCCGGCGATGATATACCCATCCTGGTCGCCATATCCATATAGTCATGAAAGTTGATATTAATAAGTTTACCTTTCGGGGTATCAATTCTGAATTTTATTTTAGATTTAATAGCGTCTTGATCCAACGGGACCGTAATACTGCCGATAACAACATTAGCGTCACCCGCGTATATGGCCGAAAATATTTTGTTGGCCAGTTCACTAGATGACAGTTTTTTCGCATCCGCACTACTTAATTTCGCGGTCTTAGTTACCCAAACGTCGCCTGCTCCAATAGAGGCGTGGTTCGGCATTATATACGTTATACGGATATAGTTATTACCACCGGACTGTACTTTCCAGTTGCTTGGATTTGTAATTTTTTGAACCCATTCTCGGTCATCCGGTTCGCCACGAAGAAAGTTGATGCGCCAATTAGTTAAGTTGGTTGTCGTTGACAAATCCTCAACTAGCAACTTGGCAATGGCGGTCACGCTTACAATTTCCAAAAATTGTTTGTAAAAATCAGGTTCTTTTATAATGGCGTCCGTTAATTTGGGCAACATATTTAGTGTGGGCTGGTCGGTCTTGTAGGCGGTGGGCACGGGGAGTTCGGGTGCCAATTTGATACTTGTTTCTATTGCATTTTGTATGTAGCTCTTGTCTATGCTCTTTTTTAATACTTTAACCCGTCTTGTGTATTTTACATGCTGGTTGACCGCGTTCTTCATACTTTGGCGAAATTGATCAATTTTGGTCTGATCGCTTAATGTTACAACATTATACGGTTTGGGGGTGGTTGTGTTTTCCGCCAACCATCCCAATGCCCCCAATAGAGCAAACTTGGATTCGTCGTACGGCAACGCGTTTATTTTAGTAATCGCGTCGTCCACCGTCTTGCCACCCGTTGTTATTTGTTTTACGGAGGTGCCGCCGGCCGCAAACTCATATGTTTTCGTGGTCGTGTTAATGTCCAATTTGGCGGGGCTAGGCTTCGACGCATTCGCGGTGTCTGCGTAAAAGACCGCATTATACGCTTTAATTTTACTCACAAGACCAACAACTGCGTCAGCATAGTCAGTAATATTTGTCACGTGGATTTGATTAGAGTTCGTGGTGCCCACATTAGTATATACGCCAGAACTGCCGGCGTTTTGAATACTTGTCTCGGCACCTAATCTGCCAATTAATACGTCGAATTTGGCGACGGAATCTTCCTGGGCGGATTTTGTGATCAGCGATGAATTGGGTTCAATCCCGGTCACCCCCGCTCCATTTTCGCTGGGGGCGGATTTCAACGTAGAGTTCAAATCCGCCAGGGCCGTATCCAACTCATCAGAAACGGTGGTAGACCCTGGTCCCGACGACAAATTCATAAGAACTGTATACACATCAGTTGTTCCCACTGCCCCACCGCATATATTGTCGTAAATAAAAGAGGTCCCCTCCAGTGTGTCGATGGCGGCATCGCATGTAGTTGTATTGATATCCGGAATACTATTACTGGTATTATCAATATCACTTTTAATGCTCTTCGCCAATTCCACCAGGAATCGTTTTGTCACGGCGTCTGCATCGGGCAATCCTATAATTTCTGTACTGAATATGTTTTTGAGGTTGGCTATATCGGGGTCCGTACCGAAATTCAACGAGTTGACATACGTTTCCGCAGTTCCATTCCAAGAAACTAATCGTAATTGCAATCGCCTATATATATTATCCAATAACTTGGTGGTCAAGGCTAGATTGACGCCAATAGCCATATAATCGCCGGCTGGGTACGATTCGGTGCGGTTCGGATCAAGTTTGCTCCAGTATGGAACCGTTTCAACGGCGGCATCAACAATAACAGTAGAGGCGTTGGTTATTGCGGTTGACCCCCCCGCCGCTTTCAATGCAGTATAAATTCGTTTGGCGACATTGGACATTTGTCCGGTTAAATTATCCCGTTGAGTTGCCCGGGTAGCGTTAGGTATCTCAATAGTGCAACAGGCTAACCCTAATTCTTTGACGAGATCCATATATTCGGGGGCGATATCGTTGTCTTTGGAACTAGATGGGCAGTTTCCGGATATGGCCTTGCAAGTGAACATTGTGATATCTCCTTCGGTAAACGTGATGGCCATTTCAGGCAAACGTGCCAACAGTTTGTCACTACTAGCTATAAGTTCTGTATCCATGTCTATGATATACTTATAAAAAAGAAAAAATTATTCACTGCTATATTACGTTGGTTTCCTCACAAAAATGTTCACTTATAATATAATGTTTGATAACCTAAGCAAAAATCAATTAATTATTTTATTTATAGTAGTCCTAGGTGCGTTTTGGATAATTTACACATCAAGGTCGAAGGAATATATGGAAGATATAGGTGGCCCCAAACATGCACCAGAAAACCCCCTCACGAGTGTGACAGTAAAAAATAAGAGAAACAGGTCGCCATATGCGTTATACTATTTTTATCATCCTCAATGTGGGTGGTGTAAAAAGTTTACACCGACATGGAAACAACTAACAAAAATGCTAGACGGGAAAGATATTGAAGTTATAGATGTGGATGTATCAAATGAGAAAAATGATGATTTGGCGTTTTACTATAACGTAAATGCATACCCGACCCTAATATATGTGACGCCGAACAAAAACTACGAGTATAATGGAGATCGTACGGTGAATGATATTTTAGGCTTCATACAAAGTAATAAATAATGTATTTGATTAATGTTATTAATCAAATAACGACATTTTTTTTGATTTTTGCATCGATTAATTGTTTACCGGTTTCCAGGAAAATATCGCTACAGAGGGTTCTTGAAAGGTTATCCATGATGAGAGGGCTATTAATAAGTTTATTGATGACAGAATAATATTCCAGTTGAGCTAACTTACCTTTAGAAATAGTTAGGATGCGAGAATCCAAATATACGGCGGCATACCAACTAAGGGCGATGCTGGCGACGGTATCACTATCGCCGACATGTATAGCGGAGAAGATAATAATTTTTTCCAAGCTTCCATCACAAGATAACAAAGAATCATACGCCATAATTAAGGAATCGTCGGCTCGGCTTCCTGGGAATCCCTGACCACCATAATTATCTTCGAAATATTTAATGCGTTCGACGGGATTTTCCATGATACGGAGGTCGATACGAGGTTTTAAACCGTTAAACCGTTTGTTTACATAAGACTCCCAAATGCCAACAAATTCTATTTTATCACGGGCAAATAGTAAATATTCTTTTTGACGCAGTTTCATATAAGTATCCACTTTACCGGAACGTAAGAATTTGAGTAATTTATGTGGCCATAAGGTGACGGGTACTCTTTCCAAGGCATATGCGGTAAACAAAGCTGCAGTAACGCCACCCAAAATGCCGACAGCTGAATTGTGGGTTATGCGACTGGCTTCAACGGAGTACTCAATTAATTTATGTCGGTTATGACGGCCATGGAAAAAAATGCCTAAACAACCGGTTCGCATAGAAGTGCCGGATCCTTTGTCTTCTTCATTATAAGGTAATTTATCCCAGTCGATATTTTGTAAAGTTACCAGAGAACGATGTGTGGTATTACCGATATGTCTATTTTTAAGCAAAGGGAACTCCTTAAGGTACTCTTGTTTAAGTGTCTGTCCAAATGTGATAACGTCATTGCTGGCAAAAAGTGCGCGAGCGGTTGCCAAATACATGATAGTATCGTCGGAAGCATACCACCCGTGAAGGCTAATATCATTGATACCACCCAAAGAAATAAAATCGAAGATCATTTCGGTAGTGAGTTCGGGTCGATACTCATTATTATCCATATTAAATTCCCAGATACCGTTACGATAACCGATAGTGTCGCCCAAAGATTGAAAAAGGAATATATGTTCGATCCACAACGTGAGATATTGATAAGATATCGTAATAATCATGGAAGAAGGTTCGGACAAGGGATGTGTCACTTTCTCGCTAACGGGATCCCGAAATCGTCGTAATATTTCTTCGAACACGCAGACCGTAATTTTTTGGGTGATGGGAGAGTGTTTAGAACCTGGCTGTAAAGATTTTTTGGTGGCTTCGGTAATATCGCGAACTTTTATCATATAGTCGAGAAGGTTCTGATAACCGATATCCAAATATTTGTATATATTAGATTCCATACACACGATAAGGTAACATGATATTTTAGAATTGTGTTAACGACCGGCAAAAAAAGCTGATTATATAAGATATAATCATGGAAACGAGATACAAGGAAAAAAACAACATACCGGATTTATATTGTATATTGGGACTGACACAGGAGGTGTGCAACGATCCAAACTGTGATAAAATAATAGAAAAGGCATATTTGAGGAAGGCAAAAATATGTCATCCAGATAAAAATCCGGGTAGAAAAGGTGTAGAGGAGGTGTTTCAACTACTTAGCAGTGCATACGATATATTATCGACTGAAAAAAGTAGGAATAAATATAACAATAAATTATCGTTAACAAAACAATCATCGATAGACTTCAACAAGCTAAAGTCCCAGGTGATAGAATATCAGGAATCGGAAGGTGGATATATAGAGCCGACTGATGTGCAACGACTGGGATTCAAGGGAGAAAGTAAAAAAATGGATGAACGACGGGGTTACCATAGGGAGGAACAAAATACGACGTTAGGAAAAAAAGAAACAGAGAAAAGGATTCATCAAATTACGTCGGAGAGGAGTAGTCAGGACACTAAATATGCGCCAGAAAGACTATTTGACAATGGTAATTTTAATCCAGAAAAATTTCATGCGGTATTTGACAAGATACATAACCGGGCGGATATGAGTGTGGTACAGCACAATGGGGTGCCATTAGCATTTAATGACGGCAGGACATCATCAGGATTTGGTGCGTTTGAGCATTTGCAGACGGGAGAATTATATGTAGACGATCCGGGAGATTTTGGGGGAGTA